CCCATACGGGACCCTTTCTGGCGGTCTGCTTTCGCAGGCCAGAGCACTTAACCTTTTAGGAGTTGTTATGGTTTACGATCGCAGATTTTCGACCTTCCACATCGCTCGCCCGACCGGGATTTTCCCGGGGCTCAACGAATCCTTCGTTGAATGCGATGGTGATGTCGTTCCCGAAACGGTGAGGAAATTCTGTCTGTTGCTCAAGAATTTGGGCATATTTCAGGCAGGTCTCTTCATCCGCGTACGGTTCGACCACTCATCAGGTCTTTGCCAGTTACTCGGCCATCGTCAGATGGTCCCTCAGGACTTTAGCACAAAGTGCGAAGAGTTCGAGGTGTATTCGTTCTGGGTTTGCCCGCCCGCTCCTGTGAAGGAGTATACGGTTGGCGCGCCTAGGCGATTCGAGTCTCTGCGGGGGTCTAGCTTGCGCTAGGTCCTCGACTGGCAGTAACGAGACTGTCAGGAAAATGAAGTACACGCGTCCGAAGACGCCTCTCCGCCGTGAGGCGGACCAAAAAGGCGGTTGGTATCGAACACTCTTTTGGAGTTATCTTTACCGTCCACCCGTCTGGGTGTACATCGTTGAACTAGTCATCGCGTCTTTTGCAGTTTATATCCTGCTTGAACACGATGGTGAGGTTGTCAGTATCCTCATCCCTCTCCTCTTGGAGATCGGACTATGACTTCTGGAAACGTCGCATACGACACACGGATTCCCGCCTCTGGCGGTGGTTCGTGGGGTACGTATTACAACCGTGTTCACACGGGGACTGATCGTACCCGGCTTCCGAAGCCAGCTCACAACGTGTACAACACGTACCGTGAGTATACTGATTTTGCGGGCATCGTTCGCCGCAAAGATATCCAGATTCGTATCCCTCATCCTTCGACCAGTTCGAAGGTTAATAACCGCGTTGTGAAACGCAGTTATGAGGAGGAGCATCCTTACTCCTTGACCTTTATCAGGATGTTCGACGACCGTGTTTCTTATACGGTCCCATCGAACTTCACTGAGTGGTCAGATATGACGCACCACGGCGTCCAGCAATGGACGAATGACGACGGTCTTACGACAGCTAACGACGAGATAAAACTCTTAGGTAAGCTGCAAGACCTGATCTACGGTTCCGATTTCAATATGGGAATCGCAGTTGGTGAGCTCGGCGATACTCTGGGTCTCATAGGAGACACCGCCGGGCGTCTGGGTGGTGCTTTAGGGGCTGCCCGCAGAGGGCAGTTCGGTGTCGCAGCGGATTTTCTCCTTAATGGAACGCGGCGTCACAAGAAGAAGCACAAGAACTTGCCAGAGAGCAAGACTACATCGAAAATGTTGGCAGACAACTGGCTCGAACTCCAGTATGGCTGGCTTCCACTTTTGAAGGACGTGGAAGCGGGGGCGCAGATGTTAGCGCACCACCTCAACACTCCTGTCCGCCAATCCTATCGGGTTGGTCTCAGGAGAGAGTCGAAATCGACCCGTGATTCACAGGTTGGTTTCAATCCAGCGCATAGAGCTACCGGGGTGTGTATCAAATCACACCAACGGAACTATATAGCGAGGATTGAAGAAGCAGGGACTATCCCTCAACTTCTTGGACTCACTAACCCAGAGCTAGTGGCCTGGGAACTCGTGCCATATTCCTTCGTCGCCGATTGGTTTATACCTCTTGGTGACTGGATGGCGGCGCGAGCCCTTGTGCAGCGTCTCAAGGGCACCTTCATCATATCCGATAAACGGATAGGACGGGCTCTGAGCCCTACTTCAGCTTACTTCACGGCTCAGCCGCGAGGTAATTACTGTAAGGTTGGGTTCTCCCGAACGGTGTCTTCGACACTAAAAGTGCCAAAGCCGCACTTTAAGCCGCTTGGCAAGGTTGCCTCATGGCAGCATTGCGCCAACGCGGTAGGCCTCCTCGTGTCCGGGTTCGCTGGCAAACGCTAGCGGCCGGACGCACTGGGCAATTTTGCCCTGTACTGCGCCTCCTCCAGGGGGCGTACATGAAAGGTTAGAGCACATGAGTGCCCAAGCCAACATCACCGTCTTTGACGGTGCTGGTACTCCGGTTACGCACACTCTCGTGGGCGAAGGGATCGAGCGTCTCCAAGACGGAACGCTCAAGGCAACGTGGAAGGAGTCCCTTGCGGGAGTCCCAGACTATGCCCAAATCCGAGCCACTATGACGAAGCGAAAGCTTCCGTCTGGTGTCTTCCGGGTCACCTGTAGGGTCGAGGTTCCAGTGATGGAGTCCATCAACGGCCAAAACTCCGCGGGTTACACCGCCCCTCCCAAGGTCGCGTATACCGACACTACCGAAACCGTGGGTTTCTACCACGAGCGGAGTGTCGTGACCGGCCGGCGTCTTAGCCGGCAGATCTGCGTGAACTTGATGGGGAACATCTCAACGTCCGTGACGCCCCAAACGGGCGGCCCGGCGTGTGAGTTGTTCGACCAGCTGATCCAGGTGACGTGAGTCACCGGGTGCGTATTGTATGCGCACTCTCGTAAGATGGCCAACTGGTCATCT